TTAGACCTTGATTTATTAATGTTCCTACTACTCTTGATAAATTTCTAGCTGCTGTCATTTTTTATAACTCCGCTCTGAACCATGTATATGCAGCTGTATTATTGGTAGCTGCAATAGCTCCTATACCTTGTGTTATTCCACCAGGATAACTAACATACATTGCATATTTTTTTGTTGTACAGTATGCATGAATTCCTGTCATTCCATTAAAATTACTACTACCACCCTCATCTCTAACTTGATAATAGTTTGAGGCATTATTTATATCTAATGTTGGTACTGCTCTCATTTCAACAGGTGTCTGCACAAAAACATCTAAAGTATTTCCTGAAGCTGCACTACCCTGCCCTAAAAGAGCATACTGTTGGTCGGCACCATCTGCAAAAGCAAAAAGGTATCTTTGACATCTCAACAATTCATCAGAGTTAGACATATGCCTAAAGGTTGGTAATGATGTAGAATCATATTCTCCAATCTCCATTTGTATACCTGTTAATAAAAAATTATTATCAGTACTATCTGCTAAGTTTACTTGTCCTACTGCTCGATTAGCTTCTACTTTACTTCCCCATGTAGTTTGTAATGTGCCACCACTCCAGTCGCTTCCACCACCCATCCACCAAAACATCTGCCAGCTTGAACCATTGTCATTACCCAATGCACCTGATGTGTCAGCGTCAATAACAATTATTTTCTTTTCCCAAGTATTTGCTGATGAAATTGTATATGCCTTTGATATACTTCTAGTGTTATCATTATCTACTACATTAAAAATATGTGTTCCTGTTTTACCAGACTTAACCCAAAATGCAACAGTAACTTTTTCAGCATCCGAAGTTCCTTTTTTTAAACATTGAAGTTGTTGTCCTTCAAAAAACTGAGCAACATACATTATGTCTCCTGCAGCTAATGAACCATCAGCTGTAGTACAATCTAACTTTATTGACTTTTTAAATCCTTGACCTGAAGGAACATCTGTGTCTTGTGAAATTGACCATGTTCCTATGTTAGACATTCCAATTTTATATCTATCAGGACCCCACCATCCAGTACCCGTTATACCAGTATAACTTCTTTGTTTTTGATGAACCATCATTGCACCATTCATAAATAACGGTACAGTTGTTTTAGATTCTAACGCTTGTGCTGTTGGCGCTGATACTAATAAATCTGCTGTGTCTCTTGCTCTAGTCATGATACTATTTATTCATCCGTGTCTGTTTCTGGGTTATATTTCTTAGAATCTTCAAAGAAATCTATGTTTGTTGTAAACCCAAAATCATCATCAGCGTCTGCATTTGTAGGATTAGGGGTTGTTGTAACTCTTTCTGTTCTTGCCTTATTTGTTGTATCTGTATCATCATACAAGTCAATCTTAACTTCTTTAATAGTTTTACTTGTATTATCAGGACCAAATAGATAAGTTTTAGCAGTAAAATTCAATGTATAGATAACTGCTCTTCTTGTTGTGTAACTGCCATCATAAGTATCTGAATATTGTATACTATTTAAAACAATAGGCACATCTCTTTTAATATTTAATTCTGGTACTGCATTTACTGTTACTGTATAGTCTGGTTGAAAGAATGGTATTATTTGTTCTACTATCTGAAGACCAGCTTCAGCACTTGCTGTAAATGAATATAAAGAAAAATTTAAATTATACGGTACAGGTGTATAATTAAAATTCATCACTTTACCATCTACTTCAGATTTAACGGTTTTATATTTTTGTACTCTTGTAAGTTTTCTTTCACCATCATATGATAGACCTGTTATCTCAAAAGATAACTTAGGCAAAGTAACTGCAAATTGTCTATCAGATAAATTGGGTTGTTGTTCTAGTCTTGTTAGAAACTTTTCTTTAGGTGCATATGCCAACGGCACACGAATAGATTGCACTACATTACCATTTGAATCCCTTCTTTTAATTTGAATGTTATTAAAGATTTGACCAAATGCAATAGTCATTCTTCTCATTGTCTGATTGTAAAAATAATCTCCGAACATTAGAAGTCTACCTCACCAAATGGATTGCGTTCTGTAAAGTCTAGTATATCATCACCTACACTTGCTGTATCAAAACCTGCCTCACTATCTAAATCAATATTATTTGCATAAGGCGATTGTGTTTGCAATGCATAAGTTTCCATTAAGAAGTAGTTAGCGTCGCCACTTGCTCTATCGTTTTCAAGTAGTAGAGCACCATCCTCGTTTTCTAAACTCATTTGATGTGCCATCATATCAAGTGAGAATTTATCTTCTGCACTATCAATATCTGCAACGCCAGTATCAAGTCTTTCAGATGAGTACTCGAATCTAGTTACTCTCAATTTGTAAACAGGTAAGTTGCCTAATTGAAAGAATGGTTCTTGGTCTTCAATAAATTGAATCTCAAAGAAACTATTCATCAAAGGCATATAAATAATATCACCTTCGTTTGGTCTATCAGAAACTATTTGTGTAGAAGGGTCTCCAACAATATCTTCCCACCTTCTTTTAGATACAGTAAATGTTGTATCTTCTCTTATTTCTAATCCGAATTTAGATATTAATTCTTGTTCGCCAGCAAATCCTTCAGTTGTATCCATATACATTTCACAAAGATAAGCTGCATTAAATTTACTTGCAACATCTTCGCCAAGTATAAGGTCTTTATTGACTAAAGTTCTAGGTAGATAATAGACATCATGTCCATAGATTTTTAAACCTTCAATAATTAAGTTTTCAAAAAGTTTTTTTTCTTCTGATGAACCTATGCCATTTCCACCTTGAAAGTAATGATTTGTTGGCATGTTGTTATCCTAATATTAAGTGAGGTGGTTCCTCGTAATTACTTCTGACTTCTTGTTCTAGTTTTAATATTTCTGATTCTGCCTGTTGCATGATTTCCATACCATTAAGTGATACACCACCAATCATAGTAACACCAGCAAATTTAGATAAGTTTTGACCCCATTGTAATTTAAATTTTTGAGTAACATATCGTTTTACCCATATGTCATTAAAAACATCTGTGTATGTAGCAGGGTCTAATTTTCTATAACAGTCAATAATTAAATACTCATCTACATCTAAATCGTTTGTCCAATCCATATCAATGTATAATCTATTGTCTAGTTGATTATATCTAATAGGTTTTTCACCTACTAATATATGGTCTAAGAAATCTAAGTGTCTTAATACAACATCATAATTAACTACTGATGTTGAAGAAAAATCGTATAAGTCATTTAATCTTAATTGATATCTAACATCAAATAGATTCATATTACCTTTGTTTGTAATTGGAAAGATATTAATAATAGAAAGAACGGTCTCAGGTACTACTAGATAATTTTTATCCTCATACCAAGTTGTTGAAACACTTGAATCTTTTAAATCTGATTTAGTTTCACTTTCCTGATTTAAACCCGATAAACGAGTTTTGTCAGCAGCAGTTAATTTGTATTTTAAATATGTTCTTCTAATACCATCATAATGATACTGTTGAAAATACTGTACTGCTTCGTCTATTCTATCTTCTAATTGGTCATCATCAACATTTATTTCAATCACTGGTTTACCCAATGCTCTCAATGAATATTGCTTTAATGTTTCTCGTGTAGCTGGTACTGCCATAAAAATCCTCTTTGTTACTACTATTTATAAGAATTATTTAATGGTAGGAAAGAGATTATCAGCACAAAACAACTTAATATCTTCTTCAGGTAAACCTAAAGATTGCATTGTTTTTGGTGTATGGGGATTCTTTTGTTGATTAATACAGTAATAATTCTGTGCTTTTATGACATCTTCTTTAGTAGAATCGTTGTCATAATCACCTATCTTGTCAATATATGCGTTTAAGTTTGATAAACCCATTGTACATATTTGTTCTAATTCTTTTTCTTCTCTTACATTACCAGCAGCAATCATTCCTGGACTAAAGATATTCTTTGCCCAATCAGGCAATTCTCTTACCTTTGATGGTTTAAACCATTTGTTTTCTTCTATAAAGTATTTTGTTAATGCGTGTTCTTTTTTAAGTAGTGGAGAGAAGTCGTGGAACGCACCAGTAACTTTACTCTTGCCTGCAATAATATCAAAACCGTAAATAGGTCCACCATTTGTAGTATTAGGAAATAGACATATATGTGCCATCCATAATCCTTTTGATTCTCTAGCGTCAACTACATCTACGTGTGCTCTTCTAATACTTTTATTCTTCCAAGTACGGTTTGTCCAGTTAGGATTATTAAATCTATCCATACCTGGTTCTTTGTATTCAACTAAATGTTTATCTAAAACTTCTATGATTTCTTTT